ATACTGTAGCAAACATACGAACCATAATCATAAGCAGTATGAACAGATAAGAACATCAACAGAAGAGGGAAGAGCATACAAACGTTTCTATGATACAAAGGAATGGAAGTCAGTTAGGTATCAAGCAATGATTAGGGATGGCTTTGTATGTGTGATCTGTTTAGGTCATAGCATCTATACGGAAGCAACCATTGGTGATCATATCATTCCAACTAAAGTTAGATGGGACCTAAGACTAGATATAGATAATGTCCAGAGTGTTTGCTTTGAATGTCACAACAAGAAAACGATGGATGATAAAAAGGAATATAATATATAGAGGATGAGGATACATGAATGATGAAAAGTTAGATATCAATGAAATGTATTTTGCTTTTATAGAAGGTGAAGATAAAGACGGAAATATTATATATGGAAATGTAAGAAAGTTAGAAATAGAAAAAACTTAAAAATAAATAAAAGGAAAGTATGACCCCCGGCCTAAATGAACCCTTGGCATATTGAGATCTAAAGGACGGTGCGCAGGTTTCTCTTCGAATTTTGCGATTATGAAAGTCGAAAAAGGTCAAATATACATAAAAGGAGGTGAGATTGTATGAGGGGTAAGCCGTCACGAGGTTTATATACTGAAAAAGAGTTAAAAGGTCATAAAAAAGGAAAAGATCATATTGCTAAAGAATTGGCAAAGCAAGAATCATTAAATGACTATGAACAGATTAAAGTTAAGCCTATTCCTAGTCATCTAGATTACTACGGGAAGCAAGAATGGAAAAGGGTCATTCCCTTGCTGCAACAATTACCGATTGCAGAACTTGATCGACAAATGATTGAGTCGTATTGTCAATTGCATGCATATAAAAGACGATTGCAGATAGATATAGGAAAGTTTGGTACTTCAATAAACTACTATAATGATGATGGTAATCTTACGAGTAGAAGGGCTAACCCTGATTACAATCAATACCTTTCTACAGTTAAAGAAATACGAATGATTGCGAATCAATTAGGAATGACGATCAATAGCAGGTTAGAACTAACTGTTCCGGATGAAGGTCAAGAGGAGGATGAAGTTCTTAAGTTGTTGAAGGGTGGTTAATGTGATGGAAGTAAATGAAATGATACGTGATGCAGCTAATAAGAGTAATAAGTTACTTGGAATATTGAATAATGATTATAAACGTTCTAAACCAAAAGGATATGCGATCAGTTATGAAAACCCTTCTGATAAAGAAAAGCTTGAAATCGCAAAGTATATTTTAGTAGATTTATTAGAAGAATATGTAAATCATCTAAAGTATTCAATGATGGCTGAGAAGGAAAATAAAATCACCATTTCTTTCAGTTTACTTAGAAAGCCAATAAGGGATATAATTTCAATTGTAGAAAGAATAGCAATTGGTCCAGTTAGCTTTGCGGGGTCATTATTGGAATCGGATTTTACAAAGTATGACTTGAATGATAAGAATTTAAGATTGGATAATATTAGAAAGTTAAAAAACAAAGTGCAAGAAAATCATCATATATTTACATTTGTTGATGAGGAATTCATTGATAAATTTTTGGATGCTAGGTATGGTAATTCCGCTAATTCGCTATCCACAGTATTAAATCAATCTTTGCATTTAACAACTAGAGATAAAAATTATAAAACTATAAAAAAGACTCTTAATATGATGCCTTCTAATGTTAAGGAACTTGACTCACTTAATGATTTGTTATTTGTATTGTACGTATATACATATTTGTATTTATTAAAACTTGTGGAATACATAATAAGTAAGTTCTTTGACGAGAATGAGTATAATAGAGCTTATTTAAAGCAGGAATTGGAGAACATCTATTTTGACTTAGTGAAGGCTTTGCTAACATTAGAGAGCAATCAAACGAAAAATAATTATTAAATGTGTTAGATACCCAGTAACGTGTAACAACGTTATTGGGTATCTTTTTTAATACATAAAAAGGAGGTACGAGATTGAAATATAATGACCCAGGTACACAATATGCAAGAAAAATAGTAAATGGCGATATCGTTGCTGGTAAAAAGATTATTAAAGCATGTCAGCGTCATTTAGATGACCTGGAGAAAGAGGACTTTGATTATGTATATCTTCCTGAACGTGCTGCAATAGCAGTTAAGTTTATGGAGTTGTTACCGGATATCTCAACAGGTCAATCTGTAAAAATGGCCCAATTCCAATTGTTCATTATTTATTCATTGTACGGTTGGTATCGAAAAGAAAACGATAAATTAAGACGATTCAACAAAGCATTAATCAGTATGGCCAGGAAGAACGGAAAGTCATTCTTGATAAGTGGTCCAGCAATATTTGAGTTACTGGCAGGTAAGTTTCCATTACAGAACAGACAAATTTATTGCACAGCGCAATCTAGGGAGCAAGCTTCAATTGTTTTTAATATGGTTGTTCAACGTTTAGATGGGTTGCTCTCAATGTCGGAAGCTATACGAAAATCTGTACGAAAGGTAAGAAATGAGATAAATCATAATCCTTCGTATAGTATTTTAAAACCATTGTCTAAAGATACGGGAAACGTTAATGGTTTAGCTCCTACACTTTCAATACTAGATGAGTACGGAGCAAGTAAAGATAATGACATGATGGAAGTGTTAGAGAGTGGTACGATACTGCAAGAAAATGCACTCACGTTGATTATTTCCACAGCTTATTTTGATTTAAATAGCCCTATGTATGCCCAAGAATACAAGCATGGTGAAAAAATACTTAATAAAGAAGTGGATCAGGACAATTACTTTGTATTGGTCTATGAGCAAGATGACGAAGAAGAAATTTATAATGAAGATATGTGGATTAAATCGAACCCTTTACTAGAAGTTGATTCTATAAGAGAAACATTAATGCGGAATTTAAGGGATCGATTTAACGAGATGGTAGCGAAGAATGATTTGCTTGGTTTAGTCGTTAAGAACTTCAATATGTGGAAGCAAGGTGCAGAGAATTCATTCCTTCCAGCCAAAGAATGGCAAGCATGTGAAACCGATCCGATTAATATTTACGGTCGTGATGTCTTTCTAGGGTTGGACTTGTCACGAACAGGAGATTTAACGGCATTATACGCTATATATCCTTTGGAAAATGAAAAGTTTTACGTTGATGGCCATTCTTTTGTTGCTACAGTTGAGGGATTAGAAGCCAAGTCTCAACGTGATAAAATCGATTATCAAATGCTGATAGATAAAGGATATGCTACTAAATCTAATTTGAAAAGCGGGTTTATTAATATAGATCAAGTGGTTGAGTATGCAGCCGAACTAATTACAAATAACAACTTGAATGTACAAGCCTTTTGTTATGACAGTTGGCACATTGCAAACTTTTTAAGTGAGTGGGAAAAACAATATCCCGATTTAGACATTCCATTTATAGAAGTTCCACAAAATTATAAGTTTTTATCCGAACCAATTAAGCAATTTAGGTTTTCTGTCTATGAAAGAAAGGTGCAGCATAGCAATAATCCATTATTAAACATAGCAGTTAACAATGCGGTCATTAAATACGACAATAACGCTAATATGATGTTGGATAAGCAGAAGAACAGAGAGAAGATTGACCCTATAGTTGCAACAGTAACGGCATTTGCAGAAGCTAAAGACTATGAATACCGGGGTATGGACATTAAACAGATCGAAGAATACATTTTAAGTGAAGATTTTGGTTTTTAGAGAGGTGAAAAAATGAATATCAACAAAGTAAATGACGCTATCAAACAGATAGGTCTTTTTTTATTGGCAAATTTAACTGGAATCATCTTTTTAGGTGGTTTAGGGGTTGTCGTGTATACGTTCTTTAGATTGTCTACAAACACAGGTTTCTTTTCATTAGGTGCATGTTTAGTCATCATCTCTCTAATTCTAGCAAAAGAAAGGGGGTGATGAGATTTGAGGATATTTGGAAGCACGGAAACGCGAAATTATACGGAAGATGAAGCGGAAGTTTTGATCAGTATGCTTCCGGGCTTTACTGGAACATCAACAAACTTTACATCCGCTAAAGCAATTGAAAATAGTGACGTGTTTACAATTGTTAATCTGTTGGCGAGTGACGTTGCATCATTGGATGTCGATATGTTTAAAGACGACATTACCAGTCCAAATGAAATAACAAGATTGCTTAATGTTGCACCAAACGGACTGTATTCAGGTGGGTCACTTAAATTTATCATTACGGCCAATGCCTTACTAAATGGAGAGTCATTTTGCGAAATTATACGAGATCAAAACGGTAAGGTTATAGCTTTATACCACCTTAATAACTCCCAGGTGGTTATTAAGCAGGATGAAGAAACAAAGTATAGGCTCGTTTATGACGTAAGTGATTCAAAAGGTGTAATAAGACGATTAGAAACAGTGGACATACTGCACTTTAAGTTCTTTACGTTGGACGGTATCAGGGGAATTAGTCCGTTAAGGTCCCTTAAAGATGATTTATCTATGCAAAAAGACAGTAAACGATTCCTGGCAAACTTCTTTAGAAACGATACGCAAACTGGCGGTCTCTTAAAGATGAAACAAGGTAAGTTATCGAAGGAAGCTAGGGATAAAATCAAGGAAGAGTGGCAGAAATCAAACGCTGGTGTGAATAATGCGCACAAAGTGCTGGTAATTGATGATACTTTCGATTATGAGCCAATAGAGGTCGACACAGAGATTTTAAAGCTAATCAATGCTAGTACATTCAGCACCGAAACAATTGGTAAGGTGTACCGTATTCCACGTCACAAGTTGGGGTTAGAAACATCGAACATGTCACTGGCACAAGCAAACTTGGATTATTTAACATCCACATTGCACAGTTACCTAAAAGTAATTACAAATGAACTTAATTACAAACTGACTAATGATCCTAATAGTGCATTTAAGTTCGATACTGCACCATTTAAAACAACCGATGTAGAAACACACAACAAGATAGTCATGGAACGTTTTGATAAGGGAGTTATTAGCCTTGATGAAACCAGGAAGCAGATCGGGGAAAAGCCAAGAGGTGATGATCATGGTAAGAAGCACTTTATCAGCCTAAATTACACCACATTAGATCAACTAGAAGAATATCAGATGGCTAGAGCAAAAGGAAAATCGAAAGGTGGTGATAACGATGGATAAAACTGAAATGCGAGAATTGACAACCAACAAGATTGAAATTCGTGAAGATGAAGACGGTAATCGTACCATTAGCGGTTATGCAGTCAAATGGGAAAAGAAATCACATGTATTAGGTTACTTCATGAAGTTTCGAGAGCAATTTAGAAAAGGTGCATTTGCAGACTCGCTTGATGAAGACGATCAGCGTTTTTTATGGTCTCATGATACGTCAAAAGTATTAGGTAGAATCAGAAACAAAACGTTAAGGCTCAAAGAAGATAATGATGGGTTGCATTTCGAATTAGACTTACCAAAAACAACTCTAGGAAATGATACTTATGAGTCTATCAAACGCGGTGATGTTGATGGTGTCAGTTTTGGATTTAAGATGCTGGATGACGAAATGGACGAGCCAGACGATGATTTACCTTTACGAACTGTTAAAAAAGCGAAGTTGTTAGAAGTGTCAGCGGTTGCCTTTCCCGCCTATCCGGATAGCGAAGTAAGTGCTCGTGGATATGACAGGATGAAGGAATATAGCGATGACTTAAAGGAGTACCGTGAAGAAAGAGCAGCAAAAATAAAAATGTTAATTAACTTAGGGGGAATCTAATAATGAATATTGAACAGATTTTAGCACGTTTAGCAGAGATCCGTGAAATGACGGATGACGAAGAGAAGCGCGGAGATGCAACTTTCAAGGAATTGGAGGAAGAAGTTCGTGAATTGAATGATCAGAAGGAAGAAATTGAGGCTCGTCAAAGGTTAGAAGATAGCCAAGGAAACGAAGGTGGTGAAGGTGAAGAAAACCGCAGCCTTGCAGGACAAGCTCATATTCCTGGACAAACTGTGATCGAGCCAACAAATGAACAGCGTGATGCATTTAGTAACTATCTTGAAACACGTGAAATAGATGGTGGATCTTTAAAAACAGATTCAGGATTTGTTGTTATCCCAGAACAGGTTGTAACAGAAATTATGAAATTAAAAGAAGCAGAATTTAATCTTGATCAATACGTAACTGTAAAGCCAGTTACTAATGGTAGCGGTAAATTCCCTGTTGTCCGTCAATCGGAAGTTGCTGCACTCCCAGAGGTTGCCGAACTTACTAAAAACCCAGAGCTAGCAGTTAAGCCATTCTATAACCTTGCTTACGATATTAAGACTTACAGAGGTTATTTCTTGGTCTCTCGTGAAGCGATCGATGATGCAGCGGTTAACGTACTTGCTGAATTAATGACGTGGATGGCACGTACTATTGCATCTACTCGTAATGCCGCTATCATAAAGGCGATCAAAGAAGGTACTCCGGGGAAAGATGGAGAAGGAAAACTTGAACTAGAGACAGTTGAAGCTACGGACCTTGATGGTATTAAAGATGCCATTAACCTTAACTTAAAACCTAACTATGAACATAACGTTGCTATTGTTTCACAAACGGCATTTGCTGAACTTGACAAATTAAAAGACGATAACGGAAATTACCTATTGCAACCAGATGTAAAAGATAGTACTCAAAAACGTTTGCTTGGTGCTTTAGTAATTCCACTACCTGATGAAATGTTGGGTGAAGCATCACAAAAAACAATTATCATTGGTAACTTGAAAGATGCAATTGTGTTATTCGATCGTAGTAAATACCAGGCATCATGGACTGATTACATGCACTATGGTGAAGCTTTAATGGTCGCAATTCGTCAAGACGTTCGTATTCTTGATGAAAAGTCGGCCATTGTTATTAACTTTGGCGGTGGCGGTGTAGTTGAAGGATAAGAAGTGATTAATAGTCACTTCTTTTTTTTATGAAGGAGGTTAAAAATGAGACTTCCAGTTGATTTGGAAAAGATTAAAAGTCATCTAAGAGTTCCTCATAATTTAGAGGATCCTGATATAGAGGATTATCTATATTTTGCAAAGAACGACATTGTGGAAGCTGTTTTTGATAGTCATGATAATAATCTTAATAAGAAGGATTTAGAAATGGATCCATCATTTCAAAAGGCGGTTATTATGCTAACTACTTATTATCATGAAAACCGATTAATGATTAGTGAAGTCCGTCAACGTGAAGCACCGTTTTCAGTCACTCATGCGATCCATACGTTAAGGGCGCACAAGGATAGATATTTAAAGGTTGATGATACATGAAAATAAACAACATGAGATTTAACTTTTCAAAATTGAATCAACCCATTGGTATTTATGAGGTTAAAACGGTTGTTGAAAATGGCGTACCTCAAAAACCTAAGTCAGAGCTGTTTTTAGAGTGTTTCTCTCATGTTGAGTCGGTAGGGTTAAAAGACTATCAAAACAGCGTACAGATGGGTACACAGAATGAAATAAAAGCGTTCATTCGTAATTATCCAGAGGTTACCAATAAAATGACGGTAAAACATAATGGACAAGATTACAATATTAAGCAAGTTCTTTATGATTATCGACAAAGTGGATTCACTATCCTTATTGCCGAGGAAGTGAGTAGATCATGAGTGTGAAAATCGAAGGTCTACGAGAATTGTTATCTAATCTATCTAAAAAAGAAGAAGATATCAAAAGGGCAGCAAGAAGGGCAAATATTGCGGGCGGTAAAGTAGTTATGGCGGAACTTAAAAGTAACGTGCCTAGAAGTGGTTATTCTGGTCCTAATCCACAAACAAGATTAGCAGATGCAGTAGTCATGAGTGGAAATCGGGGTAATGATGCAACCGGAGAAAGTTTTGTTGCAGTCGGTTTTAATAGAGCCGCTAACTTTAGGGCGCACATTCCAGAGTTTGGATCCATTTCACAAGGTCCACAGGGATATATGGCTAAGACGATACAAAGCACGGAAAACGAAGTTCAAACAGCAATGGCAAATGAAATTAAGAAGGTGTTGTGATGAGTAGTTTAGTAAAGGGGTTATCTCTTTATGAAATAGATCCTTTAGATATAACTTATCAGCTACTAAGCAATGACAGATCTTTAATGAACCTGGTAGGAAATAAAGATCATATATTCAAGTTTCATGTCCCAGAAGAGTTTAGGGAGTTACCGCCAATTGTTCGTATCAGTCCTATATCAGAATTGCCTGCCGAATACGGAGATAATGAGCAACTAGCATGGGATTGTATCTTACAAATTGATGTGTGGGATGTATCAGATTCCAGAATGATAGCTTTAAAAATAAATGAGTTGATGAAAACAATTAATTTTAAACAATCAACACCAACTTATGAATTTGATGAAGAGACATATCTCATACGTGATGGTAGACGGTATCGCGGAAAAATTATAGCAGATACAAATTAAAGACTTACTTATGTAGGTCTTTTTTTAATGCAATAAATTATAAAGGGGAATGAAAAAAATGGCAGAAGAAGAAAAGAAAAATAGAAGTGCAGTTGTCGGTATTGACAAGTTCTATTATGCAATATTAAAAGATGACACAGAAGAAGGTGCAACATACGAAGATATGGTGAGAATGACATATGTTCAAAACGTTGCCATTGAGACTGAACAAGAAATTGCTAAGGCTTATGGAGATAATAAAGTAGCAGAAATGGCGGTGTCAACTGGAGTTTCTACAGTAGAACTTCAGTTTCACACAATTCCGTTACAGGATCGTGTTGCACTTCTTGGTTTAGAAGAAGATGATGATGGTTTGATTATTCAAAAGTCACAAGTTAACCCTCCAAATGTGGCTATTGTTATGGAGAAAACAAAAGGTGATGGAACAGCAGAGCTTGTAGGATTGACTAAGGGAATGTTTACCTTACCATCTCTAGAAGCACAAACAAAAGAAGATACGCTTGAATTTGGTAACGATACTATTAGCGGTGAATTTTCTGGTCGAACTTTTGATGATGTTTCTCAGGTATTTGTGCACGCGGGTAAAGATGATGAAGTAAAACGTAAAGCGTTAATGGACAAAGTTTTCAAGCCATCAGCTGATGGCACAGGAGGTGTTGAAGGATAATGGCAAAATTTAAAGCGATTGTATCAGAAGATATTGAAGCTAATAGACTGATGGTCAAGTCAAGAAATAGGGGGCTGTTTGGTCTCTCGGTTGCTCAATCAGGGGACACGCCCGAGTTTAGATCAACTGGTAAATTAAAAGGGGGTCAAGAAGTAACAGTAACTATTAAAGACGCTATTTCATGGGATGTTGAAGCCGGTGAAGACATCACGGCCGGTGCTGACGTCGGAGTCGGAGAAGGTGGAACAGTAGTAGAATCAGAGGATAGTTTTGGCTATGCCATCAAATCTGCAAAAACAGGCGAAGTAGTAGAGGTTGTCCGCGTGTCTAGTGGTAGTGGCGGGGCAGGAGAGAAGGGACCTAAAGGTGATGTTGGACCACAAGGTCCAGCTGGAAAAGATGGAGCGCAAGGACCTAAAGGCGAACCTGGAGCACAGGGACCGAAGGGAGAAGCTGGACCTGCAGGACCAAAGGGTGATAAAGGCGATCCAGGTGAAGATGCACCAACAGAATAACTAATCGAGAGCGGGGTATTCCTCGCTCTTTTATTTTTGCATTTAAATTGGAGGAAAAACAATGACATTTAAACATTATGATGAAAATACTAAAACATTAAATTTGGTTACAGGAATAAAAGAGGTTGATGGAAAACAAGAGCTTGATACAGAAGAATACTTATATCCAATTTTCGTTAAAGGAATTTTCACCAAAAAAGCTATTGATCTGGGCGCGGAATTACAAGAAAACGAATTTGTTGTTCAATCAGATCTATTTGATCGGTTGACGACATTTATTGTTGATTTATACAGTAAACAATTTACTACCAATGAATTAACAGAAGGTATTCATCAAGAAGAAATTATTAATACGTATATCTCTATCCTATTTGGTGTTCTACAAGGTGATCCATCAAAAAAAGAGTAGATGGCGAAGAGGAATTAAGTGAAGAAGATTTTAGCTTCACAAAACAGAAAGAATGGATAGACGGACTCTTTGCCACATTACTGGAACGTGGATATACATTAAATGACGTTTATGAAATGGACGTATTGGAATTATTAAGGCTATCTAATTTGGAACGTGATGAAAAGAAAGAGGTAAGGAAAACAGATTCGCTATTTTCTGCTTTCGGTAAATAAAAGAGAAAGGAGGTAAAAATATGGCAATCGGCGGTACCCCAGTTGGTAATATGGTTATAAAGGTTGACCTAGATTCAGTAGGTGTTGAAAAGTCTATGACCGGACTACAACGACAACTTAAGTCATCTAATAAAGCGATGGGTGCTCAACTATCTGCTTTTGATCGTGGAGAAAAGTCTACGCAAAAATACGGTGTTATGATTGACGGGCTTTCAAACAGACACAGGATACAAGCAGGAATGGTGGACGAAGCGCGGGCAAAGTATGATCATATGTCCGAATCTTATGGGGAAAACTCTGTTAAAGCACAACAAGCATCACAGGAGCTAAATGAGCAGATAGCACGTTATCAGGAAACAGGCAGAGAATTAGATAGTATGACAACTGAATTCCAAGAGTTCCAAAGAGTCCAGGAAATCCAATCTAAAGGTTGGTATAAAGTCGCTGATGGTATGGACGAATGGGGCGGAAAAATGAAGGTCGCTGGTCAGTCCATGGACCAGACGGGTAAGAAATTGACTCGTGGAGTATCTGTTCCTTTGGGAATTGTCGGTGGTCTTGCTGTAAAAACAGGCGTTGACTTTGAAGCTGGGATGTCTAAAGTTGGAGCGGTTAGTGGTGCTAGCGCTGATGAAATGCAACAACTAGAAGCCAAAGCCCGAGAGATGGGATCAACTACTGTTTTTAGTGCAAAAGAAAGTAGTGACGCATTTTATTATATGTCCTTAGCCGGTTGGGATGCATCCGAAATGATGGATGGTATTTCAGGAGTCATGGACTTAGCAGCTGCAAGTGGTGAAGATCTGGCCCAAGTATCCGATATTGTTACAGACGGGCTGACAGCGTTTGGTTTGGAAGCTAAAGACAGTGGACGAATGGCGGATGTTTTAGCAGCTGCAAGTGCTAATGCCAACACTGATGTAGCTGGTTTAGGTTCGGCATTTGCTTATGTAGCACCTATAGCTGGTTCATTAGGATATTCAATGGAAGATACATCTAAAGCAATTGGGCTAATGTCCAATAGTGGTATCAAAGCACAAAAGGCCGGAACTGCTTTAAGGACTATGATGACTAAACTAGGAGAAGGAACTGATGAATCAAAAGCTAAATTTGCTGAATACGGTGTATCACTAACTGATGGCGAAGGAAACATGAAATCTTTTGATGATGTTATGAAAGACTTAAGAAAAGGTGTAGGTGGTCTAAGTGAAGACCAACAAGCACAAGCTGCTTCTACATTGTTTGGTAAAGAAGCAATGTCTGGTGCTCTAGCTATAATTAACGCATCAGAAGAAGATTATGAAAAGCTAACTGGTGCTATTGAAGGTTCTGATGGAGCGGCATCTGAAATGGCTGAAACAATGCAAGACAACCTTGCAGGGAGCATGAAGGAACTAAAGTCCATGGTTGAGGATTTGTTTATTGAAATGTATCAAAACCTTAAACCAACGATAGAAACGGTAATTGACAGCGCCAAGGACCTAACAGAATGGTTTTCAAACTTGA